CACCGGCTTTAATAAACATCAGCACGCCGGCTTTTATCGCCACTTCAGCGCCGTTGCGCTCCGCAAGCCGGGTCAGGAATTTGGCGTCACTCTCCTGCGCCTGGTCGATATGCGACAACGGAATGCGCGCCAGCTCAGGCGCTATCCGGGCCTTAAGTTTGTTGCGTGTGGCGATGGTTTCCACCACGGCGCCGAGCGTGGTGTCGTGATAGGACTCCTCCCGGCGCGAGTTAAGCGTGCCGCGAAAATCCGCGCTGCGCGCCCGGATGGTCAGGGTGTCCGGCGCACCCCGGTGTTCAATTTCATCGACGGTAAAATCGCCCTTCCCGATAAGCGCCTCGCCCTGCCAGCCCATGAACAGCGTCAGCACCGCGCCCCGGATCGGCAGCTCAAGCTGGCCGTCGGCGTCATCGAGTTCAATATCGAGCTGGTCAGCCTCAAAGCCGCGGTTATCGGTCAGCGTCAGGCTCAGGAGCCGCTCGCTGATAACCGCCGTGATATCTTTCGCGTTAATCCTCAGCATAAAGGCCGGCGTCATACCCGCGCCTGCACCGTTGTAAAAATCGGACAGCATCAGAAAAACCCTCCCGCCACCGTTTTCACTTTCTGCAGGGTATCGCCCGCCTTACCGACTAACTCCTGCGCATGCTGACTCAGGTCGCCATAAAGCGCGGCGAGTGAATCATCGACGCGGGTCAGCGTCAGGGCGAAGTCGATTTTTCGCGGCGAGCCGTCAGAAAAAAACTCGGTGCCGGTCGTCTCCACGCTGTTAATCACAAACAGCCCGTAAATAACGCCGGTGCCGTCCATCAGCGGCCAGGCTTTGCCTTCTTCCGCCATCAGCTCGACCGCCTTCAGTGACAGCTTGCCGCCGGTGATTTCCGGGTAAAGGGTGCCGTTCAGCGTGATTTTCTCCTCCTCCACGCCGAGGAACTGAAAAGAGGGCCGCCGGCCTATGCGACTGTTGGACGGCCACCGGTAATCGACCGACCGCTGCATACTCTGATAAGGCAGCGTCTGCCGCATAAATACAAACATCCCGAGCACAAGCATCATCGTGTAGTCTCCTTAACCGTCATGGCCCATACTGGCGCGGCTGCGTGCGCGCTTCTCCCGTTCGATACGCTCCAGCTCCTCGCGCATCTGCTGGGCAAGAGGCGCGCCGCCGGCACCCGCACCGCCGGCTACAGAAATGTTGTAGTGGTTGCGGCTCTGGTCGATATAAGAACGCCCGCCCGCCGCGCTGACCGGCTGATAAGCCTGATAGGCCGGTGCCTGGCCCAACATGCCCGCCGGCACGTGTGCCGCCGCGGCACCACTCATACCGCCTGCTCGCGAGGCGACCGCATTTGCCTTTTCGGCTCTGGCATCGAGCGCGTCGGATTCCTTGTTAACAACGCCGAGCTTTTCCAGCACCCACGTAATGCCTTCGCGCAGCTTGTCAAAAGCCTTAAGCGGCAGCAGCAGCGCATCGGCGAGACCCTTACCGAAGCGCTCGCCGGCGCTGCGGCAGCTGTCGAGCGTTTCCTTACTCGACTGCACCGGCTCGATAAGGTTTTTAAACCACTGCCACACCGCCTGGAGCTTTTCACCAAGCCAGGTAAACACCGGCTTAAAGGGCGCGAACAGCTCGCCCACCGGCCCGAACGCCGCGCGCAGTCCGTCCATCACGCCGCCGAAAAAGGCGCTGATAGGTTGCCAGTATTTGCGGATCAGGAGCGCGCCGGCGACGATGGCCGCCACCACGGCCACAATCGGCCAGGTGAGCGCGCCAATGGCAGTGGCAATCGCGCCCCCGACGGCGGTGAAGATGGTGCCGAGACTGCCAGCCACCGCGATGATCGCATTTATCCCGGTAACAACCGGCCAGGCAACCAGCCCGATAGCCCCCACAACGCCGATCACGGCAGTTGCCACACCGGCAATCGTGGTCAAGGTGCCAGCCAGTGCCTTGTTATCTTTAATCCAGTTATCGAGGCGCAGCACGTAACGGGTCGCGGTCTGCACCAGTTTGCGCAGTGAGCTTTCCTGCTGGTCGAAAAGGTCTGTGCCGACCGCCTCATACGCCGACTGAAACTCTTTAAAATCGCCGCCGAGGTTGTCCTGCATCACCTTGACCAGCTCCTCCGTTTTCCCGTCGGATGCTTTCAGAGCTGCGGCCAGCTTATCGAGCTTGCCGGAAGTCGCGCCCTGCAAAAGAGCATTTGCTGACTTAAGCGCTTCCTCGCCAAAAATGGTTTTAAGGTATTCGCCCTGCTGCGCGTTCCCGAGCTTATGTCTGGCAAAGCTCGCGTTGATTTCCTTCAGGATAGTAAAGACAGGCCGCATATTGCCTTTGCTGTCTGCGGTCTGAATCCCCAGCTCTTTTAGCGCGTTGAAAGCCTCACCAGTAGGAGCCTGTAATCGGGTGACTACCGCCGAGCTCCCCGTGCCGGCCATAGAGCCAGTAATGTTGTTATCGTGAAGCACGCCCGTCATTGCTGCGGCTTCTTCGAGGCTGACCCCGGCGGCACGCGCAACGGGTGCCAGATAGGTCATTGCATCGCTTAGCCCCTGAAAATCAGCGGCCGATTTGTTCATCGTGGCGGAAAGCACATCGCCAATATGAGCAACCTTGTCATTCGATAACTGGAAGGCGTTTTTTGTACCCAGCAGTAACTGCGCGTTTTCCTCCATCGTCTGCCGGTTGGCGAGCGACATATTCAGCGTGACGGGTGTTGCCGCCTGTATAGCCGCGGCATTACCACCCGCTTTGGCTATGATAATCTGCGCGGCGGCCGCATCATCCGCCGAGGCAGCAGTATTGTCGCCGAGCTGGCGCGCCTGGTTGCGCAGTGCCTGCATTTCCGGCGACTGCTTTTCCACACCGAGCACGGCCTGTAACTCGGAGTTTTTCTGCGCAAACTCATAGCCGGGGCGCATCAGCGCCGTGCCGGCCACAATGCCGGTTGTCGCCATCCCCACGGCAGCGGCACCGGCACCGGCAGCGCTCCCGGCAAGCTCCTTGCCTTTCTGGTAGCGCGCCTTAACCGCGTTCAGTTTTTCCTGCTGCGCACTGACGCGGGCCAGCGCCTCGCGCTGCCTGGCAAGCTGCGCCGTGGTTTCGCTGATGCTGGTTTTAAGACGCTGCTCACCGGCGGCCAGGCTGCGGGTATTAATCCCGGCTTTCCCGAGCTCGTCTTTCTGGCGCGTGACCGCCTGGCTCAGGCTGTTGTATTTGGCCTGGAGCGACTCCGCCTTGCGTTTCGCGGATTCCATCGCGCGGCCCTGCGCCAGCGTCGGCTTTTGGGTGTTTCTGAACTGCGTCGCCAGCGCTTCCGCTTCCGCCTTCGCTTTCTCAAGCGACTGCCCGGTCACCGCCAGCTGCGCGCTGGCCTTGCGAAAGCCGTCAATTTTCCCGGCCTGCGCGTTGAGCTCGCGCAGGGTGTTCTGCGTGCCGCGAATCTCACCCGCGAGCGCTTTGCTCGCGGTCTCAATGTGCTTAAACGGGCGCGTCGCCTGGTCTACCGCCTTCAGAAAGACCTGAAGCTTTACGTTTTCACTCATTCATGTTTCCGCTTCGCTGGAGCGCCTTTTCGCGCCATGTGATGAGCTCGGACACGCTCAGGGAAAAGAGCTCTGACAGCGGCCAGTGAAAAATCACCGCGATATCCGCTATCAGATCGTCCGTCGAAAAATGTTCCGGGAACGTCAGGCTTCCGAAGTCGGCGACAAAAAACCGACAACCTTCCCGGCGAGCGCCAGCAGGTCGGGCAGCTCCAGCGCGATGACTTCCTGCTCGGTGAGGTTCGGGTAGGTCTCGATCAGCTCGGTGATCTGCGACTCCGGGAACGGATACAGGAGCTCGACGCGGCCGACCGCGACGCCCTCGTTGTCCGGACGGCTGGGGTGCCCGATGAGGTCGTAGTAGATCTTGCCGGTGCAGAGCACGAGGCGCGTGACCTTGTCGATCGGCACGCGCGGCTCGCCCAGGACCGGGAAGAAGCGTGTCTCGGCGAGGTGCTCGATCCGGTTCGTCGCCTGCGGTAGGCGCAGCAGCGACTTCGGGGTCATGATCACGAGCGGGCGCTGCTTGGCGACCTTCGCCTGCCGGCGCAGAAGGTGGAAGTACTGCGCCGGGGTCGTGAGGTTCGCGACGCGGATGTTGCCCTCGGCGGCG